TGTGTCTTTTATGGTATGCCAATATTAGCTGAAAATAATAAACCAAGATTATTATATTATTTTAAGCGAAGAGGCTATAGAGGTTTTAGTATGAATAGACCTGATAAGATATGGAATAAGCTATCAATAGCTGAAAAAGAAATAGGTGGTATACCTAATTCAAGTGAAGACGTAAAGCAAGCTCACGCGGCTGCTATTGAATCTTATATAAATGATTATGTAGGTCAATTAGAAAATGAAATGGGTAGTATGTATTTTCAAAATACTTTATTAGACTGGTCAAAGTTTAATATAAATAATAGAACTAAATACGATGCTACTATAAGTTCTGGCTTAGCTATAATGGCTTGCAACAAAAATAAATATAGACCTATACCTAATAGATCAGTTAAAAAAATAGATTTAGGAATAAAAAGATACGATAACGACGGTGTTATATCAAAATTAATACAATAAATACGCATGATTTATACAACTAATAATAGTTCTTTTCCAGACCAGGTGGTACCTGATGCAGAAAAAGCTACTCTTGATTATGGTCTTGCCGTAGCTAGAGCAATAGAAGGAGAGTGGTTTAGAAACTATAGATATGGAACTAACTATCCAGGTTACGCAATTAATTATAATCAATATCATAATTTAAGATTATATTCTAGAGGCGAACAATCAATAAAGAAATACAAAGATGAGTTAGCTATAAATGGTGATTTAAGTTATTTAAACCTTGACTGGAAGCCAGTTCCTGTTATTCCCAAGTTTGTTGACATTGTGGTCAACGGTATGTCACAGAGAAATTATGAAATAAAAGCTTTTGCTGTTGATCCTTTTGCTACTAAAAAAAGAACTGATTATGCTAAAGACTTAATGAGAGATGTAAGAGAAAGAGAGTTAGCAGAAAAAATACAACAAACAACTGGAATAGAAGTACAATCACCACAGTACAGAGAATTAGGTTTAGAAACAGAGGAAGAAATAAAACTACATTTACAGTTAGATTATAAGCAGTCAATAGAATTAGCAGAAGAAGAGTTAATAAATGATGTACTTAACAGAAATAAATATGATCTAACTAGACGTAGAATAGCTCAAGATTTAACAGTATTAGGTATTGCTTGTACAAAGACCAACTGGAATCAAGCAGAGGGTATTGTAGTTGATTATGTAGATCCTGCAGCTTTAGTTTACTCGTATACAGAAGATCCTAACTTTGAAGATTTATATTACGTAGGTGAAGTTAAATCAGTTTCTATAGCAGATTTAAAAATGCAGTTTCCATATTTAACAGATGAAGAAATGGAAACTATACAAAAGTATGATGGTAATTCAGAGTACTTAAGAGGTTTTAGCGGTAGAAATGACAACTTAACAGTACAAGTTTTATATTTTGAATATAAAACATATAGTGATCAAGTATTTAAAATAAAAGAAACTAATACAGGATTAGAAAAAGCATTAGAAAAGCCAGACACTTTTAATCCACCAGAAAATGATAACTTTGAAAGAGTTTCAAGAACTATAGAAACATTATATAGCGGAGCTAAAATACTAGGACATCCATTAATGCTCAAGTGGGAACTAGCTAAAAACATGACAAGACCTTTTGCTGATACTACTAGAGTGAAAATGAATTATAACATTTGTGCTCCTCGCATGTATAAAGGCAAAATAGAAAGTTTAGTAAGTAGAATAACTGGATTTGCCGACATGATACAGCTAACACATTTAAAGTTACAACAAGTAATGTCTCGTATAGTTCCAGATGGTGTATACTTAGACATGGATGGACTAGCAGAAGTTGATCTTGGCAATGGTACAAACTATAATCCAGCTGAAGCTTTAAACATGTATTTTCAAACTGGTAGTATTGTAGGTAGATCTTTAACTCAAGACGGTGATCCTAATAGAGGCAAAGTTCCAATACAAGAGTTACAGTCTAGCTCAGGTGGCGCTAAAATACAGTCTCTTATACAAACGTATGAATATTATTTAAAGATGATAAGAGATGTAACCGGATTAAATGAAGCTAGAGATGGTAGTACACCTGATAAAAATGCTTTAGTAGGATTACAAAAACTAGCAGCTGCTAATAGTAATACTGCTACAAGACATCTATTACAAGCGATGTTATATCTTACTTCTAGAACTTGTGAAAATATTTGTTTGAGAGTTTCAGATTCTTTAGAATTTCCTTTTACAAAACAAGCTTTAGAGAATAGTATATCTCGTTTTAATGTGTCTACACTAGAAGAAATAAACAACTTAAATTTACATGACTTTGGTATATTCTTAGAGTTAGAGCCAGATGAAGAAGAAAAACAATACTTAGAACAAAATATACAAATAGCACTAAAAGGCGGAGCAATAGATTTAGAAGACGCTATAGATCTTAGAGAAATAAATAATATTAAGCTAGCAAATCAAATGTTGAAAGAGCGTAGAAAACGTAAACAAAAGCGTGATCAGCAAATACAACAACAAAATATGCAAGCTCAAGCGCAGTCAAACGCTCAGTTAGCAGAACAAACTGCATTAGCTGAAACGCAAAAACAACAAGTTATAACTGAACAAAAAATACAACTAGCTAGAGCAGAAAGCGATTTTGAAATACAACAGATGCAACAAAAAGCGCAGCTTGACCAACAGTTGTTAGAGCTTAAATACACTTACGATATGAGATTAAAAGAAATGGAAGTTAATTCTCAGCAAGCTAAAGAACAAATGATTGAAGATCGAAAAGAT